AATATTAGTCATCTTCTATGAGTTTGTATGTTTGATAGTTTTTTTCAATCTTTGTGTATGAATGAGGATTTAGATTTCGAATCTATCGAACAAAAAAGCTATTCAGATTATCCTGAGGCAGTTAGAAATAACGCTAAGAGGGTTCTTAAATATGTTGAGGAGAACGGTTGGGGGCCATGTGGCACAGATGTTGGAAAGCAGAGAGCGAATCAGCTTGCAAAAGGCGAGCCTGTATCAGTTGATACAATCAAGAGAATGTATAGCTATCTAAGTAGACATGAGGTTGATTTACAATCTTCTAGCTCTTACGAGGATGGCTGCGGTCTATTGATGTACGATGCATGGGGTGGAAAAGCTGCACTATCGTGGAGCAGGAGTAAACTGAGAGAATTAGGAGAAATAAAAGAACAGAGCAATATGGGTTTTCTAACTAAAGGTATTAACCAAGGATTTCAAGATGCCGACATGAAGCAAGGTGTTGTTTCAGGTTATTTTGCAATGTTTGGTAACAAGGACTTGGATGGTGATGTCATCGAGAGAGGAGCATTCGCTAAGACTATCCAGGAGCGTGGGCCTAATGGTAAGAAGCTAATCAAGTATTTGCTAGACCATGACTCTAAGAAGTCTGTTGCTCTTATTACCAACCTAGAGGAGGATATGAAGGGTTTGAGATATGAGGCTAAGATTGGTACTCATAGCTTGGGTGTTGACTTTATGAAGATGGTAGAGTCAGGACTAATCAACCAGCATAGCTTTGGATTCTCTGTACCTAAAGACAAGCAGTACTTTGATGGCACTAAGAAAGCTAATGTCATCAAGGAAGTAATTATGTACGAAGGATCAGCAGTACAATTCTTGGGAGCGAATCCTGAGACCACATTCATTGACTTGAAATCTGAGAATGATGCGTTTGAATACCTTGACAGACTAGAGAAGTTTGTTAGGACTTCTGACGCAACTGATGAGACACTTGTCAAACTAGAAGAAAGACTTAAATCACTTTACGAAATTCTAAAGCCGAAAGAAATCACTTTGGAGCAGGTTAAAGCCGATTTGGATAGTAATAAATTAATTGAATCACTTAAATCTACATTTAGAAATCATGGCAGAATTGCAAATTAAAGAGGTTCAGGATTTTCTAGCCGAAGAGCTACAAACCCTGAAGAAAAACTTCTCTACTGAAAGAGAAAAAGATGTTGTTGGATTTGACGCAAAAGTTAAAGACGCAATGGACAAGCTTACTGCTGATATGCAGGCTAAGCACGCTGACATCCAGAAGGAAATGGACAAGGCACTTGCAGATATGACTGAGAAGTCTGCTGCTAAAGTTGAGCGTAAGAACTTCGGATGGTCTTTGCATGAGACTTTGAAGTCTAACCACGCTGAGATGGTTAAGAATGTGAAGTCTGGTAAGGGCATGGAATTGACCATGAAGGATTTCAACTATTCTGACTTCACAGGTTATGAGCCTTTCGTAACTGACTTCAGAGATCCAATCTTGTTGCCTTACGAGTCATTCCATTACAGAAATGTACTTCCTGGTGGAACAATGTCTGGTGAGTTCGTTAAGTATCCTAAAGAAACTGCTACTACTGGTGGAGCAAACACTTGGGCATACGGAGACGGTTCTAAGCCTGAGATTGAGCCTAAGATGACTACCTACCAGGCTGATGCCGAGTGGATTGCAGGTCTTATCAAAGGAGTTCCAATTTCTATGATTGAAGATTTGGCTTGGATGACTGCTTTCTTGCAGAACAAAGGTCGTGCAGAATTGTTGAAGAAGGAAGATACCTTCATCCAAGGTTTGCTTCTTGATGCTGCTAACTCTGAGAACTACAATGGTTCTAAGACTGTAAGCATCGAAATCTTGATTGATGCTGCTTTGCGTCAGTTGAAGAACAACCTTCACACTCCAACTGGAATCGTATTGTCTAACCAAGATTATGTAAACATCTTGTTGGGTAAGGCTGCTGGTTCTGGTGAGTATGACTTCCCAGGTGTTGTGACTGTTAATCCTTTGACTGGTCAACTTAATGTAGTTGGTATCCCTGTATTCTCTAACTCTTACCTTTCTCAAGGAACTGGTATCGTTGGTGATTGGAACCAAGCTCAGTTGTTGACTCGTCAGGCTCCTCGTATCAGATTCTTCGATCAGAACTCTGACGATGCTGAGAAGAATGTTATCTTGGTTCGTGTTGAGGAGAGAGTTGCACTTCCAGTGTTCTATGACAATGCGTTCATTAAGGTAACTTTGGCTTCCTAATTAGAAGTCAATAGTTTAGAATAAGAGCCTTGGATATTTTCCAAGGCTTTTTTATTATCTTTGAGACATGGCAGGATATGAATACAACGAAGATATGCTTGGCGATATACTGCCAGTATATGAATACTTAGGTGCAACAGGACTCCAAGTTACCTTTACAAGTGAGGCAAGCTATGTTGAGCCTTACAATGTAGAGGACTTTAAGGACTACGCTAGGATTGACTTTGATACCGATGACAACTTGATTCTATTGTTTCTAAAGTCGGCTAGACAGAACATTGAGCAGTATATGCAGAAGTCTTTGGGTGTACGGACAATCAACTTGATTGCTTTGCATTTGCCTAAGAACTATAAGTTGCCTTATGGTCCTATTCAGTCAATCACTACCGCAGGATATACTTTATTTGGCGATTTGCTAAAAGAAGGCGGTAAAGACATTAATATAACCTATGTTACCAACGCAACTTTGGTAAACGATGCAATTAAGCAAGCAATCTATCGTCAAGCCTACCATTACTACGAATACAGAGAGGCTAATTCTAAGCCTGATTTGTTGAGTGAGGTTAAGTTGTTAGTAAATCCATACAGAAGAATAGTATTCCCATGATGCGTGAAAAAGTGGTATTTAAAAGGTCTGTGCAGACTCAAGACCCTGTTACAGGTCAGTTGATAAATACCGTATCTACTTATTACGAACCAAAGGGTGCTAGTGTTAAAGAAATTACACCTAGTGTAGATACTGTTGTACAGAAGCAAGAGTTAAGTACTTTGATTGAGGTTGTGATTCGTTACAATCCTTCTGTTGCCATTCAGAATGGAGATCAGATTGAGTGGAGAGGGTATTACTTTACTGCTCTTGCACCAAAGGTTGACCCATTGAGAAGATATATTACTATCAGAGCATTTGCTGCAATGGAAACTACTAATAGAAATGGCAGTCCAAGTTAAGGTTAATGGTATTGATACATTAATTAAGAATATTGAACAGTACTCGGAAGATGTACAGGTAGGTATTCTTTTGGAAATTAAAGATTGGTCGGAAAGAACTAAAATTGCTGCCGTAAATAAAGTTCCTGTTAAGACTCGTGAATTACAAAAAACTATTCGCACAGAAGTATCAAACAATGGATTAACTTGGTCTGTTTTGGCTGGAGGTATAAATGGAGTTAATTATGCTCCATTTGTTGAGTTTGGAACTGGTGCTGGGGTTGATCAAGCATTTTTAACTGAATATGGATTAGTAGAATACGCTAGTGATTTTAAGGGTAATGAACCAGCTAAAAATCCAATACCTGCTAATAGCTACCTATACCGAAACGCTAGGTTGGAGTTTGAGAAAACTTTAGCTAATATTAAGAAACTTCTACAAACACAATGAAACAATTAAAGGATTGGGCACAGATTTTTGCTTTGTCATTTCTGTGCCTTTCAATTTGCTCAGGCATCCTAGAGTTTGCCTTATGGTGCAACAAGCCGTTTGCTTATCTTTTATCCGTATCTTTCTGCTTCTTAGTTATCTGGGGAGGAGTAGAAATATATGAGCGTTCTAAATGAACTACACGGACAAAATATATCTTTCAAGACATTCTTATTTTGAGAAACGATTTGCTAGGCTAATCAACCGAGCATTGGATGAGCAGTACGATGAAATGGCTCGTTTATTTGAGTCAGGACAAGACATCGGCTCTGTGAGTGGTCAAGGTATAGCTATGGTATATCAAGCCATGTATCAGCTTATAATGGAGGATGAGGGCACTTTAACTTGGAACGAGTTTGTCAAGCCAATCACCAACCAAGAAATACAGACAAAAGACATCTTTGATGAGGTAGCAAGCACTCTTGCACCACAGAATGTAAACGAGATGACCTCATTTTGGAGAAGGCTTATGGATGGCTTTCTAAGCACCTACATTGGCTTTAGAATTTCAGAGGTACTATCGACAGGAATCAAGCGAGTAAACGAGTTAATTGGCAAGAGCAGAGGCAATGGACTAAGCAACGAGCAGATAGCTGACTTAATTAGACAGACAGACCTTGTGCTACGATCTAACACGATTGCAAGAACAGAGGTTACCAATGCAATGAGCAAAGCACAACTTCTTGCACTAGAAAGCTCAGGATTAAATTGGCAGAAAGCATGGAAGGCTATCCGTGATGATAGAACTAGAGATGCTCACCTATTTACAGACCCAAAATTCTTTATTCCGATAAAGAATAACTTCATTATCAATGGTCAGCAGTTGGCATATCCTGGTGATTCAACCCAAGGAGCTTCTATGACTAACACCATTAATTGCAGATGCAGATTGTCGTTTAAGCAGGAGGGCAATAGGTTTGGATTTACAAATCGTTAAAAAACCTTATCTTTGACTATGGATTTATCAAAAGCATTAAAAGCTGGTTATTTTCAAGCACTATACCCAGAGATAGGTGTACCTATCTACGATGCATTTTCTATCCCTGAGATGGCAGGATATCCCTATGTGATTATCTCTAGCATAACAACTTCTGAGATTACTAACACTACTTGCAAGAAGTTTAATGCAGATGTTACCTTGGATATTGTAACAGGCTTTACTAGACCTACTGGTATGGATCAGGCATTTGACATCGCTCAGGATATTGAAGACATTATAAATCCAATGAGTAACGCTGACATAAACATTAACGCTTACGGATGGGAGATTGGAACTACCAACCTAGCAAGTTCTGATAGTGTTCAGTTGAGAACAGGTGAGTATTGGATTTACAGAAATGTTAGGACATATTCTCACATAGTAGTACCATTTTGATTATAAAAAAAAATCTGATACCTTTGAAATAATAAAATAATAAGACTATGGCTAACGAATTATTTAGTAAAGATATTGGTGTTTACATTGACATTTCTGCAACTTCAACACCATCTTGGAAATTGGCGGTTTGTACCTCCTCAAAATCTTTGTCTATTTCCGTAGGCTCTACAGAAATCAACAACGATTGTACTGGTGACTTCGTAAGAAACCTTCCTTCTACTGCTTCTTGGACAATGAGCTTTGAGGGTGATGTTAATACCAACCCAGGTGTGAATGAAGTTTCTGCTGAAGACATCTTTGGATATACTATTGCTAGAGCAACAAGAAAGTTTAAGTTTGAATCGCTAGATGCTTCTTACATCAGATATGGTGAAGGGTTCATCTCTCAGTTTGACGAAACTGCAACTGCTCCTGAATATCAGACATACTCTGTAACCATCACAGGTTCTGGCCCAATTGATGACGCAGTAACAACTTAATTTCTGTTTTTCGTGTTTGTGTTTAGTAAAAAGGCTCCTTTTTTAGGAGCTTTTTTTTTGCTTGTTACATTTATTACTAAATTAGTG